GTAAATTACGCGGCTCGGTTTGCAGGACAATATTCATTGCCGCGCGATCGGCATCGCTGAAGAAACCGTTATAAAGCTGTGCGTCGACGTTCTCAGACGGTACAAACGGCTCGGCTTCCGCAAAGATTGCGACTACTTTTTCCCGTACCTGCGGGTTGTCGCGCAGCACCTTCAGGTTATCCAGACAGTGCTGACGATTAATACCCAGCCTGTCAGCATCTTCCGAGCGCAGCGTATTGGCCTGCGCCAGCACCGGACATTTATTGATGTGAACCAGCTTCACCGGTACCGCAGGCAGATCGCCGAGCTCGTTTTTCGGCGTGTAAAGCCGTTCGCGCAGCGTATCGCTGTCCAGTTCCAGCAGCGGGGAGATATCGCCCGCTAAATCCACCATGATAACGGCATTACGGTTGTCGGGATGCCATGCCAGCGGCGCAACCCAGCTGGTATTGCCGCGCCACGCTCCGAACATTCCGGAGATGTGTACCAGGGGCTTCATCTGCGGGACATCAATGAGCGTAGTCAGCTTCTGTTTGCTGCGGTGACTTAACAGATACTCAAACAGACGCGGCTGGGCGGTTTTCACCAGCTTTGCCATGGCAATGGTGGCATAGACGTCAGCCATCGCGTCGTGGGCATTGCTGTGCTCGATGCCGTTGGCGCGCGTCAGGTGTTCAAGCCTGAAACTCGGCTGCCCATCCTCGTTCTCCGGCCAGTTAATGCCTTCCGGACGCAGGGCGTAACAGGCGCGCATAATGTCGAGTAAATCCCAGCGCGAATTGCGGTTCTGCCAGCTCCAGGCATAGGGATCGTAGAAGTTGCGGTAGAAGATATTGCGGGTCACTTCGTCATCGAAACGGATGTTGTTGTAGCCGACCACGCAGGTATGGGGAACGGTAAACAGATCGTGGATGCGGCGGGCAAACTCTGCTTCGCTCACCCCTTTTTCTCGTGCTTCCTGCGGTGTAATGCCCGTAACCATCACCGCGCCCGGCTGCGGCAGATAATCATCTGCGGGCCTGCAGTAAAAGACCTCTGGCTCGCCAATGATGTTGAATTCGTCGTCGGTACGGATGGCAGCAAACTGCGCCGGTCTGTCCAGCGCCGGGTGGGTGCCAAAGGTTTCGTAATCGTGGAATAGGAAGGTAGGTTGTTTATCTGTGTCTGCCATTGTCTAATATTGTCCACAATAGTTAATTAACTGCCTGTTATCACTCGAAAAACAACCCTTTTCTCACCTGAGTTTGTCCACGAACGTTAAATATAGTTGTTTACTGTGTCTCGATGTCCATGTGATATTGCGTACCAGAAGTGTACCAAACCACTATTTCTGAGCGTACCAAATATTATTTATGGCTATCAGCGACACAAAACTGCGTACCATTCATGGTAAACCATATTCGGGCCCACAAGAAGTGGCTGATGCTGATGGCCTCAGCGTGCGCATTTCTCCAAAGGGGGTCATCCAGTTCCAGTACCGGTATCGCTGGCATGGTAAACCTCATCGTCTTGGAATTGGCCGCTACCCGTCGGTGTCGTTAAAGGATGCCAGGCAGATCGCATCTGATTTACGAAACCTTTATTTCTCCGGCACAGATCCGCGATCCTACTTTGAGGAGAAGGCGCAAAACTCCCTGACGGTCGCTCAGTGTCTCGACTACTGGTTCGACAATTACGTCTCTACAACACTCAGAGAAAAGACCCAGGCACTATACCGATCAACGGTTATGAAGCGGATGCATGACGCTTTCCCGAATCGACCGGCATCCTCCATCAATGTGAAGCAGTGGGTAGATCTCCTCACTGAAGAGGAAAGGGATAATCCGCGCCGCGCGCGTCAGGTGCTCAGTCAGCTAAGATCGGCGATAAGCTGGTGCATGCGGCGTCAGGTGATAGATAGCTGCGCAATTATGAGCATCCAGCCAAGAGACTTTGGCTCACGTGCAGCTGTGGGTGACCGCGTTCTGTCGTATAACGAGCTGGCTCAGATTTGGATGGCTATTGAAAGAAGCCGGGCATCTACTTCAAACAAGCTGCTTCACCAGATGCTGATGCTTTGGGGGGCGAGGCTCTCAGAACTGAGGCTGGCAACCAAGACAGAATTTGACCTGCTGGACAACGTCTGGACCGTACCAAAAGAGCACAGCAAAATGGGAAACGTTATCCGGCGGCCCATCTTCGAACAAATTAAGCCTTTCCTCGAAAAGGCCATGACAACTTACAATGATGTGCTTTTCCCCGGGGAGGATATAAGCGAACCGATCAGCATTGCGGCCGCCAACCGGTTCGTAAATCGAATAAGGGGAGGGATGGACCTTGGATACTGGCGAACGCACGATTTCAGGAGGACGCTGGTAACAAGGCTGTCTGAAATGGATGTCGAGCCCCATGTTACTGAGAGGATGCTCGGGCATGAACTTGGCGGGGTAATGGCCGTGTACAACAAACACGACTGGATCGAGGCTCAGCGCAAAGCGTATGAGCTTCACGCTGATAAGCTGTTCTGGCACATCAGGAACATTTCTGGTTAACGCCACCATTGAGGATCCATCCATCAACAGCTTCCCGCAGGTACGCTTTCGGATGGGTCCTGACTGGCTTTGGAAAACCGTGCCGGTTGGTGTAGTTCCAGATTGTCTGGCGTGATGAAACCCCAAGCTTGTTCATCACTTCTTTTTCGGGAATCAGGCTGGTGTCGGTCATTATGATCTCCTTACGCCAATGTCTTATACATGCGCGGCCCATCGATGGTGGCCGCGCGTAATTCGTTTTCCGCGTGCACTGAATAATTACCGTCATCCCATCGCACCCAGGCCTTCGGGTGATCGCCTTCCGGCTCCAGTTGGCTATCGTTGTCACAGGTTATCCGGACGGGCGCGACCCAGAATCTCTTCCGAGAGTGCCGTAATGCCAACATTCAGAGCTTATAAGCAGCAGCGCCCGACGCGCGGACTGTACGACACCATCACGTTCTACCATCCATCCTTTGGCTATGTCCGCCTGGTCGACAAGCAGTTCTTCCCGAAGACGCTTGGCGGCCAGACGTACACGCCAGCGCGTTTTGAAATCGAAGAGAGTCAGCAGAGCGGAACGCCGGTCATCGACGCGACGGTGAAGTTAGGGCGGCTTTCGTCGGACATCAAAGTGCTGATGAAGCAGTGGAAGGGCGCGGACCGGCTGACGGCCATCACGGCCACAAGGCAGATCTTCGACAGCGGCGACGTTTCGGTGCCGATTAAGTCCTGGCAGCTTTACGTAAAGACGGTGGATATCGATGCCGACGCCGCATCGGTCACTCTGTCTGTCACCAACCCGCTGAACAACAACATCGGAAGGCTCTATGACCCAACGGAATATACTGGCCTGCAATACCTCTGATTTTGTTAGACGGGTGATCGGCGTGCCGTGGGCTAACCGTGCCTGTTCTTTCGAGAAAGTCGATTGCTGGGGGCTGGTGGTCCTGTATTACCGGCACGTTCTCGGCATTGAGCTGCACCAGACGCCGGACTACGAAGCCGGTGAGGACTTCTTCACCTGCTATCAGGGTGACGTCGTTTTCTGGCGCCAGGTCGATAAACCTGTAGAGGGCGGGATATTCGTCGGATACCGAGGCGCGCAACCGGCGCACGTTGGCCTGGTGCTGAACAGGCAGGCCCTGCACTCGCGAGGCAAGAACGGAAGCGTGCGCATGGACTCGTTGCTGGTCATTCAGCGGGCATTTACCAAAGTGGAGTTTTTCGAATATGGCGCTGGTTGAGATATCGAACTTTCCAGGAACGCCTAAGCTGCGTTGCAGGGTGCCAAACGGCACCCTTTTTTATGACTGGCTGGCGGCCAATGACGCTACCTTTCACTGCGATCTGCTGATCGTCCGGAACGGAGTGAGGATGGGCGACGATGACGAGCTGGCGTTTGAGCTTAGCGAACTGGACAACATCCAGATTTTCGACCAGCCAAAGGGCATTGTAGGCGACATCCTCAGCCCGATCTTTAAGGTGGTGGGGCAGGTATTTTCGTTCCTGGCACCGAAACCGGCTATTGCAAACACCGGCGGAAACTCTGTCGACTCCCCGAATAATAGCCTGACCGGTCAGACAAACACCGCGCGTGTCTATAAGGCCAAGCCGGACATCTACGGGCAGATTCGCTCTTTCCCGGATCTGATTCAGGAATCTGTATTCGAATACGTACACCAGACGTCTACCGACGGCGGCCTGAAGTACGTCACTGAGTGGATGTGCATCGGGATCGGCAAATACGATTACGAGTCTGTTCGCTACTCAGAATCAAGCCTGGGCTCTCTGGCAGGTGCTGAATTCCAGTTCTTCCAGCCTGGCGAGGTAATCCCGCAGATCGTTGAGGGCTACGGGTTCGATGATGTCGACGGGCAGGAGGTGCCGGGGCAGAACGAAGCCAGCGATTTCCCTATAGAGAGCGCGACAGCAATAACCGTGGTCAGCGGTACGTACTCCGGCGGCCAGATAGCGATGAAAATCGTGAAGCAGGCAGAGTTCGATTACTTTATGGGTCTGGTGCTGCCGCACGCGGTGACTTTCACCATCAACGTTACGTACAACACAGCATCAGGCAGCGTCACCACTGACGCGACCTTCTCCGGCACGCTGATCTCCGCCGTTGAAACAAACGACGGCGCAGTGGTGAATCCGGTGCGCTGGTACACGTTTACGATGAACCATCTGGAGGGGCCGCAGGACATCCCGGCTAACGCCACAATCAACACCACGAAGTTCATCCTCAACGATAACGAGGCGCTGGTTGTGGGTCCGTTCTTCTCTCCGGTCGAATCCACCCAGCTGTGGTTGCATACGCAATCCAGCCTTGGAGGAAAGAAAGAAACTAACTGGAAGGTGGTCATCTGGAAAATCGACGACGACTACAACCAGGTGCCGGGCACGCAGCAGACGTTCACGTACCGGCAGACGACGCCGCACCAGTCGACGAGTGAGGTCTTCTACCGCACCGACAAAATCACGCCGACCGGCGGCTTCGGGAAGTACGCGGTCAGCTTCCAGCGCACGGATAACTCCGGCGACGCTTCCCTGCTGAAGGTCGAAGAGATCCACAGCATCAACATCCGTACGAATGTCGTTCACCCGACCGACACGCTGGTACGGGTGAAGGTGAGGGCTACCGAGAACGCTCTTGGCAGCCGCGAGCGCAAATATAACGCGCTGGTGACGCGCCACACCATCACGTATGACCTGGACACGCAGACGGTTGATTACACGCTGCGTCCGTCGCGCTCGTTCGCTGATGCAGTGGCGCACACCTGGCTGATTATGGGCGAGCAATCGGTAAGCAGCATTGACCTTTACGGGTTGTACTCTATTGCTGAAAGCCTGCCTGATGAGCGCCTGGGTTACTTCGACTACACGTTTGACGATGAGAATGACTCTCTCGGTGACCGCGTGCAGGCGATCTGTAATGCGGCGTCTGTGTTGGCTTACTGGGATGACGGTGTGCTCACGTTTACCCGGGATCAGAAAGTTGACTACCCGGCGGCGGTATTCAACCGGGCGAACATGAAGACGGACGAGTACAAAATGACGTACGAAGCCACGCTGCCTGGCGGTTATGACGGCGTGCAAGTCTCATATGTTCACCCGACCACGAACAACAAGACGTACATCAACTACCGCGTACTGAACGGCACTATCGTCGAGCAGGAAGCCGAGAACCCGAACAAACTGGAGATAGTCGGCTTCCGTAACGAGTATCAAGCTCGGGAACGCGCTATACGCGAAACCAAGCGTCTGATCTACTCCCGCGTGAAGATGAACGCCAAGGTGTTCGAAGACGGAATTATCCAGGTCGGGAGCGTCATACAGATGCCTGACATCTACGACAGCAACCAGCAGCAGGGTTACATCACCGGCCGCGCAGGGAATAACTTCGATACCAGCGAGCCGATCACCTTCACCGGTTCGATGTATGTGCTTGTCACCGATAGCCTGGGTAATCCGACTCTGCGCTATCCGGCGACGGCCCGCGGTGACACGAAGTACGGCTTCACTGCAGCAATACCCGATATTCAGCTCAACATCTGGAACGGAGATACGGTGCAACTCCCGTCGCGCTATCTCATTGCGACAGTGGAGGAGCTTGACAGTCAACTATGGACGGTTAACAGCATCAAACCGAACACCGATAACACGGTATCTCTTACCGTCGCGGAATACAGCGACGCCATCTACCAATAAGAACCGTCCCCGACCAACCGAACCCGGCCACCGCGCCGGGTTTTTTATGGAATCAATATGACTACTACACCTACTCAGAACTCGGTTCCAAGTGAATCTCCAATCGACCTGAAGTTTAACGCCGGTAAAATCGATGAATACGTTACCTCCATGGGCTGGACGTATACAGATCGCTTTGGGCAAAAGCACTATACGATTGAAGGAAATAATTACCTTGCCCAGCAGGCAATGGCAGCGTTTGGTTATGTGATCCTCACTGGTAAGACTTTTACCACTGGCGCAACAATTAACAACCCGAATGAAGTTCTGCTGAATACTGCCGATGGAGAGTATTACAAATGGACTGGTTCATTCGCATCTGGTCCAAAGGTGGTGCCTGCTAACTCAACGCCTGAGAGCGCCGGGGGTATTGGTCCAGGATTATGGATAGGAGTAGGTGACGCATCTCTTCGAGCAGCACTGGCAGCATCGACGGGTTCAACGCTGGTCGGTCACGAAGGACATACCGTTGGTCAGTATCTTGATGGCGTCGGGAAGATGGTATTCCCGGGAGATGACCTGAAGGCCGCTCTGGAAAGTGCCAACAATGGCGATACGGTTATCGTATCTGGGGATGTGACACTAAACCAATCTGTGGTTATCCAGAAAGCCGTGAGCATAAAAAGTGTTAATGGCGGAAGAATTCTATGGAATGGACCGGGTAAAGCATGCATTCGCTATATCCTGCCGGTAAAAAAAACTATTACCACTCCTGTTCAGTTTCTTCAGGGCTACAATTCAGCTACTTTCCCCGATGGTCACGGTTTAGTTGTCGGTGACTGCTTAGAAGCCCACTCTACATCTGTAAGGTTTACGGATTTAAGTGGAAATAATTACACCCGTGGTCAATTCTTCTTTGTAGAATCTGTAAGCGGAAATACGGTTGTGTTCACTCCAGGTGTTATCGAAGGCTTCACATCCTCTGAAATAATAGTTACGGATACTTTGCGAGGCATGGATTTTGATGTGGAGATTGTAACGGTTAAAGCCCCCACAGGAAGTCCTACAGGCGTGCTCATGGACATCCATTGTGCCAGAGACATGACTGGTAAGTTCCGTATTAAGGGGAACGAAGACGAGCAGTATGGATTGGCTGTTACGGGGCACAACAACCACTTTGATGTTGATGTATGGGGGATTACATCAGGTTATGGTTCGGTATCTGTTCCGGGTTATGGTGTCAATGTGGTAGGTACAGATATGAGAATTACTGGCTCAGGTGGTCGTTGTCGCCATGTGTACGAAATACCGGCCGGAAATGTACTTAGCGCTAATATTGAATTTGATATGCATATAGTCAAATCGGCCAATACCCCTCTTTTCTTGTATGCAGCAGGTGCCCATGCAAACGCAGTAGGTTGGAAGGCGCGCGGTTCTGTTTCTGGTTCTGGCTATCTGATTGGTGACAGAACAGGAACAGCCGATATCAGCATGGATTTCTTCCGCGTTGATGATGGGTATGATTATGCAGATATTGCATTCCAAGATATACACCCGTACGCCGCAAGGGTGCACGGATGCCGTACTTTTGGTGACTTAGCAAGAAAGAACTTTGTTTACTATAACTGTAACGGTACGTACCGTAATGGCACTAGCCTGGTAATAGAGGAAAATATATTTCGTGGTCCAGTTCGAATTATCCAATTCAATAATGACGCGGCTGTTGCCAATCCAATTTATTCGGTAATTATACGCAAAAATAGTGGTCAGGCTGTTGCATTTACAAATCGCAACCTTACTGGTGCTATCCTAACCCTTAATATCGAAGGTAATAAGTTAGGGTCTTACGGTATCCTTACCACATTCAGCGATTATATGCTTGGAGTAGACTCCGGGGGGTGTAAGTCTTACGAATTACATTTCCACCACAACCTTATTGACGACACACTACCTAACGGTGTTTTACAGTTGCAAGGTAATATTGATGGTTTGAACTTGGATTCAAGCTATTGCTCAAATGGTACAAAGCCATTGTTTAATATATCTCCTTCATACCTTGGCGCAATCAATGGGTTTGGCATTGACCACGTAAAAACAAGTGGGTTGATGACATTCACGATACCTACGACAACCGTTTGGAACGCTGTTGGGAACGTTAGCTTTTGCGATGTGAAATATGATTCTTCAACGCCAATATCATCAACTAGTGTCCCTATAGTATTCACCGGAAACTCGTTCAAAACTACACTGGACGCCACGCTGGTTAGCACGAAGCGCCCTCAAGCTGGTAATGTTAATCTAAGCGGTAAAGCTATCAATTGGAATGGAACCAATATCGCTATATAAAAAAGGCCCCAAAAGGGGCCGTTTTTTACTCGCATTTTTTGAAATCAATCAAAATCGTTTTCCCATAAGAGCCAATGCTATACTTGGTGCGCTTTATCATATTCCCAGTCTCGCATGCTTTTCTCATTCTGGAGATCCCTTCGCCATATGGAACATATGCATAGTTCATCCCTAGTGATGCAAGATAAAAGTTAGAGAACACCCATTTTTCCTTGAAGTTGTTAGGGATCAGTAACTGAATAATTGGTGTTGTTTCTTTAATTTTCTTTATTGATGGTATTACTTCAGGCCTTCCATTAACAAATAGTCCAGAATTCCCTTCTAGCATAAGGGTGTTAATGTCATTTGAAATTAACCCTGCAATATTTCTCTCCATTTCAGACTGACCTGTCAATGTATTTCCATATGCAGCAGAAAGAGAGAAGCAACCCACAGTTGCAAATATTGGAAGTAGCTTAATTGTTTTATAATATGTTTCACACAACAGAATAAAACTAAATAATATCACCCCGCTAGAACCAATTAACACTCTAGGGTGGAGGACTGGATCCCTCAATAGTGAAAGAGAGCCAAATGTGCAAATTAGAATTACAATTGGTGATGCTATTAGTATAAGCCCACATAATAATTTCGTTCTAACAGATTCACTTGAGCTTCCAAAGTAGAAAGCTGTAGATGTCCACGATATTAATATTGATGCAATAAAACAAGCAGCTAGCAACCACCCACCAACACCCATGAACATGTATGAAGATAAACCAATAAGATTATCCAGGGTTCTGGTGAACTCACCCATCGAACTTACTATGTCAGAGTGATTTGTGTTGTAGTATCCAATGACAAACAATGGAACTATAAACTTAGAGTAAAGAGCGTAACCTACAACAGTAGCGCCAACTCTGTTAAAAATAGTTTTGATGGCTTCTATTGAGCTGTAACCATGCGTTAAGCGTATATAGAACTCTATAAGTGCAATGCTTGCTATTAAATTTATCGATGCCTGATAAAGGCATAATGATATAATAATAAAAAATGAAGTTATTGCAAACTTGAGTTTTTGTGATCTGTTTATTGAAAATGCAATCGGGAATACAATTGCGGCAACAGATAAGCCCATTGTTACCGAGTCAAACTTATAGCTTAGATTTTCTAAAAAATTAGGTGAAATCAAAAGTGAAATTGGTAAAATTGTCTTAGCCAGCTTAGATCTTAAGTTAAGAGCCTCGCAAAAATATGCAGTTGATAATATTATCACAGCAACAGATATCAACAGCGTATACGGTGAAATATCTGATGCTACAGGGCCGAAGCTAAGAAAATGCAATACAGCATCCGCCAGCGGCCTCCCGTTTTCCGACAATCTGTAATAACCATCAGCAGATCTTCCAAGGTCATCAATGTAAAGCCTATTAGCAATAATAATAGGCAAAACATAAATGAAGCCAAGTATTAAGCTCCACCTGTATTTCTTTATTAGTTCACTAAGCGTCATTTAAGAGCCCTTCTTCAAAAGATAGCGAGGCCGCCCCTTGCTTTCGATGTAAATCCTTCCGATGTACTCTCCGAGCACACCAATGCCGATAAGTTGCACGCCACCAAGGAAAAGGATGGAGACAAGTAATGACGGATAGCCACGCACAGCGTTGCCAAAAGCCAGAGTGTCTACAATCATCCATGCACCATAGAGGAATGCGAGCCCTGCAACAACAAGGCCAATATAGGTCCACATGCGCAGCGGGAAGGTAGAGAAGCTGGTGATACCTTCAAGAGCAAGGTTCCATAACTTCCAACCATTAAATTTTGTACTGCCTGCCACGCGTTCAGCGCGGGCATATTCAACAACATCCGTGCGACCACCAACCCAGCTCAGAACCCCTTTCATGAAGAGGTTTCTCTCTGGCATGAGCTTGATGTTTTCGACCACCTCACGGGACATCAGACGGAAATCACCGACGTTTTCCTCGATCTGCGGGTTACTGATTTTGTTGTGCAGCTTATAGAACCACTCGGCAGATTTACGCTTCAGACGACTATCGGTGGAGCGGTCAGAGCGCTTGGCCAGTACCATGTCGGCCCCAGCCTGCCATTTCTCTATCAGATGCGGAATGACCTCAATGGGGTCCTGCAGGTCTACGTCAATCGGGATAATTGCTTCACCTGTAGCGTGGTCTAGACCGGCGAACAAAGCAGGCTCTTTTCCAAAGTTGCGGGTGAAGGACAGAGGAACCACAAGCGGATCTGCAATAGCAAGCGCGTTTATAATTGATTCGGTCGCATCTTTGCTGCCGTCATTGATGAATACTATCTCAACTTCCTGCTGCTTTAACCCTTCAAACTCCCGCACGGCTTTGTAGAAGATTGGAATTGCTTCCTCTTCATTAAACACCGGAACGACCAGAGAAATTTTCATTTCGTATCCCTAAAGACAATGAACTTTGAATAGATGAAGCCGCACACCAGACTGATGGCGGAAAAAACGATTAACGTAATGATCGGGGCAAGCCCTGATTTGTCAGCACACCAACCAACGGCAGCGCTCAGCGTACCCATAAACCCTACATACAGCATGTAGCGCATGGCCGTTGTAGAAGACTTAAAGGTGAACCTGGCGTTTGCGAAAAAGCTAAATGACACCGCCACAACGAACCCGGCAAAGTTGCCAAGCGCCTGGCCTGTATGAAATACGTATATGCAAATGGCGAACACAACCCAGTGAATGAGCGTGTTAATGACACCTATCGATGTGTACCTGGCGAATAACTTTAACATTATAGAAATCAGTGAATTCGGAAAGGTCTGAAGTGTAGCACCACAAACGCTATTGATCGACACCGCCGATCAGTACTACTGTATTAATATACAGTATCAATCGGAGGTTAGTTATGGGATTCCCGAGTCCGGCACAAGACTACGTTGAAGATCGCATATCGCTAGACAAGCGCATCATATCCAGACCAGCGGCTACTTACTTCATGCGAGCGGGTGCGACGCATTACCGGGAAGGAATCCTGAATGGAGCTTTGCTGGTAGTCGATGCATCACTATCTCCATGCGATGGATCATTGCTTGTTTGCAGAATGGAAGGTGAGTTAAGGATCAAGCGATACAGAAATTCTCCACGTCCTCATCTGGAAGATTTGCAGACAGGAAGGCGTGAATCGATACCTGTACACGATGACGGAACGAGCCCGGATGCAATATTTGGGGTGATCACGTACATCATCAACGATGCGCGCTCTGGCGAGTTCGACGACTGCCCGGTGATGTGAAAATTGCGTTGTGTACCAAATTGCGTACCAAATAAAAGTGTGATGAGAGAGGTGGCTTTAATTGCGCGGGTTTCGTGGCTTCTGCGCGTAATCGTGGAACAAAAAAGTTGGGCGCGCGGCAGAATCAGACACCAGTAATATCATCCTGTAAAAAATTCACGACGCTATGGTAAACGATCGCGCTAAGCAGTCCGAATAAAAAGCGCCGTCATG